CAAGTGCAGTATCTAGGATCTTATATCAAGAATTAATTTTGCCTGCTACGATAGAAGTAGTTGGTGCAGTTAGCCCTTGGTATTCAGCAGCGACTAGGGCGGGAACTCTTGGTGGTGCTGGAGTCATCGCAGGAATTACCTTCTTTACCATTGCATTCCCCCTTGCAATGGCTACAACTGACAATGCGTCGTATGGGGATCTCTATACTAAAGAGATACAAGAGTACGAGCATTCAGCCTTGGGCCAAGGTAGCGGAATGGGGATCGTCATCTAATAATGTCATATTAACACATATTTGATTATTACAGCGTGGGCATTGCCAAATGTATCGGCGACCTGCAACAAATCCAGCAGGAGAATGTTCTCCATCCCACAATGCTAACTGGTCCATACCAATGGGGCCATTCAATCCACAACCGCAAGCAACTTGCATACTGAAGGCGCTCATCCTTTCACTTCCATTGCACAAGAAGTTCCACAATCTTTACAGTCAAAATTAATTTTAATCCCCCAGGTATGAAGATTTATTTTACCAGGCATTGAACCACACTCACAAAGCAATGAGATCTGTTGATAAGTTGCAAAAGAAAAGGTTCTTTGATTCATTGGTATTCCTCCAGCGTAGTTTGATCCATTGCCTTCTTGATCAATTCATCAACAGTTCCCTGGTAATTCTCATCAATTTCAATTGCCTTTTCATGGATTGTTGCAGCTAACATATGTGCTGCCTTAGCCCAACGCATTCTTCTCATTGTTTCCGTCGCCAAATCCTCTCCTAGGTCGTATTGTCTCAAAGAGATCCTTACCCACTGGCTAAAATTGGTCATTCTTTGGCTTATAGCCATGGTTTGTTCATCTAAACTTACTATCTTTTGCACTTTCATGGTGTCTCACCAAACCATTCCAGCCTGTTTAATGGTATATACATACCGCCAATCCTAATGCGTCGCAAAGCGATCTCCAATCTTGACCCAGTGTAAAAAAAATACTACCTAGTTTAAGGGGGAGGTAAAACCTAAGGGTGGTTGGGCGGGAATAGATAGAGAATCCGAGCAAACGCCGGTGCCTCACCCTAAAGAAGATAGAATCCGTTGGGTTTTGGTAACAAAATGAAAGTAGGTTTACTTTATACACCGTCAGCGATGGGAGGGTTGTATGACCAAATCAATGACCGGCTCATTTTACCTGACTGAAACTGTGACTTTACCTGCGGCAACAGCCGATGGAGACAGGGTTCAATCTACTGTTGACCTCTCAGCATATGTTAATGTGCCAACAGGTCAAGCAATTGCAATAGAATCAGTTGATTTCGTTTACCAAGCATTCGGTGATTTTGGAATGGCGGCGGATCAATTAGTAGCTGGTAACGGTTCGATTGGAACTCAACTTACCGATCTTAATCCTTCAGCTGCTTTTGTTCGAGCAGACAGCCAAAGTTTAGTGGCATCAGGCGCACTCAACATTGATCAAATCAATAATATCGGAACACACACTACGGACCTTTACCCTGACAACTTTGGGCCTGCATCTTTGTCTGAAGCATTCTTAGTAGTCAATGATACTCTATACTTAACCGCTGGCCCTGATTCAACCACTACTAATGTAGGTGGAGTTGTTTATGTTACAGCTAGAATTCGCTGTCGAGTAGTCAAACTATCTACAAAAGACTGGATGGCAATAGCGATTCAATCCACCGCAGAGGCATGATACAATGCCTAATTACTGCCATGAATGCGGAACGGCTATTCAAGGTAATTCACCGGCTACTGTATCGGTTACTAAAAGTAAAGTGAAAGTGAAGAGATCAAGAAAACCTTCTCGATACAACCTAGAATACAAGAAGCAATATGCTATATTGAAGAAAAAGCATCCTCGATCTAAATTTGCAGCACTTGCAAAGAAAGCACATACAGCAACAAGGAAGGCGATGAAGAAATGAGTGAGGGCAGAGAGATTAGATTGAAAGCCGACTTTCCTGCGGTTCAAGGTTCCTTTGACTATTCAACATCTACTTGGACTAATATAATTCCCAATTCCCCTCACGCATGGAATCTAGATACTGTAACAAGTGCATTTGGTGGAATCACTTATGGGTTAATGTGGACGATGAACACCATTGATTTAGGCGGATTGGAATTAGAAAAGGAAACTTTCTTTCCAGTAGGTTCAACTATACAAGACCCTAATGTCTATTTTAACGATGACACAACTACTGGCGTTCTTCACGTGATCGACTTAATTACAGACAAACTAATTGAACCAAGGGATGCGGTGCATTTTGTTAGCATGGGTCCAACTATGCAATCTAATTATGGAATGCTGGGGGATGATAATGATGCAACAACTATTGTTATGGGTCAATATAGAATGATGACAGGTAATACTAACCTCACATATCCTCAGATGATGAGGACCGAAGTCTCAACTTCTTTTTCTTCAGGGGAACCAACAGCCGCAGCTAAATTATACTGTTATCGAATTGTTGTTCCTTATGTCGCGCTTGTAGGAGTGACCAATCTTAGAATCCCAGCATCAAGATTTTACCTCACCGGTGTACGCGACAAAGAAGATGACAAGGTATACATGATGCGACTAAAGCGTTCTTATGAATTAGATCAATCGCAGGGTTGATTGCATGACTTATGCAATGCCTATAATGGGTCCATTGATTAGATATGCTGCAATTAAAGGATATTCTAAGATTGGAATTGAAGGGACTGCAGTTTTTGCAGCTGCATTGATTCATCCAGTATCAAGAACAATAGCGTTAAGAATTGCTGGAGCAACAATTTATCATTCTACTGTTTACTCTTGGAACATGACAAGTGCAGTATCTAGGATCTTATATCAAGAATTAATTTTGCCTGCTACGATAGAAGTAGTTGGTGCAGTTAGCCCTTGGTATTCAGCAGCGACTAGGGCGGGAACTCTTGGTGGTGCTGGAGTCAT